CCGCTACCAGATGGACAGCGAGCTCTTCGGCGAGAACAACGAGGCGCTGAAGGCCACGCTGGACCTGATCGCCATGCAGCGTCAGGGAATTACCGAGGGGATTAAGAACGGCGCCACCTATCGATTCATGGCGACGGTGGCCAACTTCTCAAAGGACGAAGACCTGGCCCGCGAACGGCAGCGCTTCGATGCGAACAACTTCCGCGGGGAATCCGGCGGCGTCCTGCTGTGGCCGAACACCTACAAGGACGTCAAGCAGATCAACCAGGAGAGCTACAAGGTCGATGCGGATCAGCTGAAACTGATTAAGACAAACGTGTACGACTATTTTGGCGTCAACGAGGATGTCGTCCAAAATAAGGCCTTCGGCGATTCCTGGCTGGCCTTCTACGAAGGGTCGACGGAGTGGTTTGCGGTCCAGCTCAGCGAGGCCATGACGAGGATGCTCTACACCGAGCGCGAGCGGATGTCCTTCGGCAATCGGGTGTGGTTCAGCTCCAACCGGCTGCAGTACATGAGCAACGCCGACAAGATGAACGCCATCAGCCAGATGGCCGACCGCGGCCTGATGACCAGGAACGAGCTGCGGGACATCCTGAACCTGGCGCCGCTGCCGGAGCCCTACGGCTCCCAGATCCCGGCGCGCGGGGAATACTACGCGGTCAACGAGCCGCAAGACGAGGGGGATAACAATGCCGAACAAACCGAATGAGCGGGAATATCGGAACATTGACATTGCTGGCCTCGAGACCCGGGCCGGAGAAACCGGCGGCCAGTATGTCGAGGGATATGCCTGCACCTATAACCAGCCCTATCTGCTCTACCAGACCGGCGAGTATCGCGTCTTTGAGCAGGTGGACCCGAACGCATTCGCCGACGCGGACACCCGGGACGTGATCATGCAGTACGACCACACCGGCCGGGTCTTCGCCAGGACGCGGAACGGCACCCTGACGCTGGATTCTGACGAGCATGGTCTGAAGATCCGCGCAGACCTGAGCGGCACCGAGATCGGCCGCCAGCTGTATGAAGAGATCCGCGGCGGGTATACGGACAAGATGTCCTTCGGCTTCACCGTGGCCGAGGATGTTACCCGGGAATCGGAGGGTGAGGACGGCAAGCGGGAGATCCTGCGAACCATCACCAAGATCCGCAAACTTTACGACGTTTCTGCCGTGTCATTGCCTGCCAATGATGCGACTGAAATATCCGCGCGCAGCCTGAGCGAGGGAGTGATCGCAAAGGCCGAGGAGGAGCGCCTCGCCAGTGAGGAGCGTATGCGGAAGATCGAGGCCATTAAGGCTATCAAGATCGGAGGTTGACACCATGAGGACGATCGAAGAGATCGAAACCAGGGCTACCGAGATCGACCTGGAGCTGGAGAAGCCCGAGGCCAATCTGGAAGCGCTGGAAGAAGAGAAGCGCGCCCTCGCCGCGGAAGCCGAAGAGCTCCGCCAGGCCGCCCTTGCCGCTGAGGAGCAGCGGAAGCAGATCGCCGAGGACAAGGTACCGGTGGTCGTAATCGAAACCAGAGAATCGGAGGAAAAGAAAATGACTGAGCTGGAAATCCGCAACAGCGCCGAGTACATTGACGCCTTTGCCAAGTATCTCCGCACCAACGATGACCGCGAATGCCGCGCCCTGCTGAAGACCGAGAACGCCTCCGGCAAGGTACCGGTGCCGGTGATGGTCGACGAGATCATCCGCACGGCCTGGGACAACGAGGAGATCCTCTCCCGCGTCCGCAAGACCAACTTCCGCGGCAACCTGAAGGTCGCCTTTGAAAAGGCCGGCGACGTTGCCTATGTTCACACCGAGGGCACCAGCGCCCCCACCGAGGAAGCCCTGGAGCTGGGCATCGTGACCATGACCCCCGCCAACATCAAGAAGTGGATCCACATCACCGACGAGGATGTGGCCATGGGCGGCGAGGCCTTTGTCCGCTACATCTACGAAGAGCTGGCCTACCAGATCATGAAGAAGCTGGCCAACCTGGTCGTGGCTGACATCGTGGCTCTGGGCACCAGCAACACCGCCACCGTTCCCGGTGCGGCCCGGATCACCGAGGCTCCCGGCCTGACCACGATCGCGAACGCCTTCGCCAACCTGAGCGACGAGGCCTCCGATCCGGTCATCATCATGAACAAGCTCACCTGGGCGAACTTCCAGGCCGCCTATGCCGCGGGCAGCTTCGCGGTCGATCCCTTCATGGGCCTGAAGGTCCTGTTCAACAACAGCCTGCCCGCCTATGACACCGCCACCGCCGGTACGGACGACTACTGCATCGTCGGCGACCTGAAGGGCGCGCAGCTCAACTATCCCGAGGGCGAGGGCGTCGCGATCAAGTGGGACGACCTGTCCGAGGCTGAGGCTGACCTGGTGAAGGTTGTGGGCCGCCAGTATGTCGCGCACGCCGTGACTGCTCCCTTCCGCTTCACCCGCATCAAGAAGCCCTCTGCGAGCACCTGATGAAGGTCCGGCTGCTGAGAGATACCAACGTCCGGCATAAGGCGGGAGAGGTGGTCGAAATCACCGATCCCGCCGTGCTGGCGAATCTCTTCTCGTCCCGCTCGGCGGAGGCGCTGAGAGCGGAAGCGCCGGAAACGCCGGAAGCAAAGGCGGAAAAGACGACGGCCCGGAAAACCGCGGCCAGAAAGAAATAAAACCATGAAGCTGCTTGTGGGAATCCCGAGCCTCGACTTTGTACACGTTGACTTTGTGGAATGCCTGGCCAGGCTGATCCAGCGGCTGAAGGACGACGGAATCGACTTCGACGTCTGGATCTGCAAGGGCACCCTGGCACACGTTGCCCGGGACAAGGTGGCCTGCAAGGCCATCAACGAGGGCTACACCCACGTTCTGTGGCTGGACGCGGACATGATCTTCTCCCCGGATATCCTGGACGATCTCCGGTTCTGCGGGAAGGACTTTGTCACCGGCCTGGCTTGCAGCAGGCGCCCGCCCTTCGTGCTGTGCGTGTTCAATCACATCAGCGACGAAAAGGGCTGCATCGCGTACAAGATGGCGGACGTGCCGGACGAGGCCTTCGAGATCCAGGGCTGCGGGTTCGCCTGCGTCCTGATCTCGGTGGAGATCCTGAAGGCCGTCATGACCCGGTACAAGACCTGCTTCTTGCCGATGAAGATCTACGGCGAGGACCTGGCCTTCTGTGTGCGGGCGCGGGAGCTTGGCTATCGCATTTACTGCGAGCCGACGGTCCGCCTCGGGCACATCGGACATAATGCCGTCTGGCCGGGAGAACACGAGCGCTACATGGATAACCTGCAAATGGAGGGATGACGATGCTGGAAAAAGCGAAGCTGGCGCTCAGGATCACGAGCAACGCCTATAACGACGAGATTAACGATCTCATCGCCGCGGCCAAGCTGGATCTCGGGATTGCCGGTGTTGATACGACGGTGTCGCCGGACGAGCTCTGCCAGCGGGCCATCCTGACCTATGTTCGGATGCATTTCGGCTCGCCGCCGGACTATGACCGGCTGAAGGCCAGCTATGACGAACAGAAGGGCCAGCTGCAGATCGCCTCCGGTTATACGGACTGGGAGGCGGTGATCTGATGGTACGCGCTGACACCGTGATCCTGATCACGGAAGATCCGAATGCCCACGGCGTCCTGGATGAACCGGACACGATCCCGCGGGAAGTCTACTGCGAAGTCAAAAGCGTCAGCCAGACCGAAGTGTACCAGGCGAAAGCTGCGGGGCTCGCGCCGGAGCTGAGGATCGTACTCTCCCAGGCCTTCGAGTACCAGGGAGAGCGGCGCTGCACGTTTCGCGGCGTGAACTATAAGATCATCCGCACCTATGTCACCGACGCGGACAGCATCGAGCTGACCCTGGAACGCGAGGAGGGGAATGCCGATGTATGACGAGATCGTCGCCGCACTGAAGGCGATCCCCGGCCTGCCTGTGAAAGAGTACGAGTGGGAGACCCGGCCCGCCGGAAACCACGCGACCGTGCAGATCGACTTCGGCGCGGATGGTGACCAGGGCGACGACCACCACCAGGATCAGGCCTTCGAGGGGAGCGTGGACTTGTTCACCAAGGGCATGGCCTCCACGGTGGCCGCCCAGGTGGAGGCCGTCCTGGAATCCATCTGCGGCGCTGCCTGGGAGCTCAACACCCAGGAGTACGACCGGGAGACCAAGAAGATCCACCGGGAGTACACCTTCCAGATCGAGGTGCTTTGACATGGCTGGATACCTGAAAACGGACGGCCTTGACGAGCTCTCGCGGATGCTTCAGGGCGTAGCGGACCACGCCGCGGATGTCGCGGCCGCTGGGCTCTACGCGGGCGCGTGTGTCACTGCGGACGCGATGACGGCCGCCGTGGATCAGATCGCGACGGACGAATTCAAGTACGCACACAACGGTGACACCCGCCTCCCCAGCCCTGAAGAAAAAGAAG